GGCAAGGCCGGCGCGCTGCCGTTGCTCGATCTGGGTCTGCGAGGCGTCGATCAGCCGGATGGCGGCATCGCTCTGTGCCTGCTGGCGCGCCAGGTCGAGGCCATCTTGCGAGGCAGCCAGGCCGCGCTCCAGTTCGCGCGTAGACACGATGGCCTGCGTGCGCGCAGCGATGGCCTGGGCTTCAAGCTGCGCAATGGCGGCCTGCTGGGCCAGCACATCCTTCGGGCTCTCGACGACGCGGCGCTTCTCGATGCTGATCTGCTGCTGGATCTGCTCAGCTGCGGCGGCGGCCCGGCTGCGCTCGATGGCCATCAGGCTGCCGGCGTACTCCGAGGCGCTGGTCTCGCCGCGCGCGTAGCCGGCAGCGGCCGCCTGCTGGCGCGCATCAATGCCGGCCTGCATGCTTGCCAGGCGCTTGGCATCGCCAGCACGTTCAACGGCGAGTACGGCGTCCACATAGCTGCGCGAGCCCTCTTCGATCTTGCGCGCTTCTTCCTTGGCTGCGATGGCCCGATCAGCCGCACGCAATGCATCGCTGTTGGCCTGTCCCTTCGCGGTGTCGTACTCGGTCTGGGCAGAGACCACCTCTCCTGCATCGCCGCTGTCAATGGTCTCGCCAAACCAGCCCTTGCGTCCGCCTTTGGCCTGGTACTGCTGCAGGTCATCGAGCCGGCCCTTGAGCTTGGCCAGGCGCTCCTCTGCAGTGTCATCGCGGCCGATGTCCTTGAGCGTGTCCCAAAAGCCGGACATCGCTCCCTTGACCGAAATCCAGCCGCGTTCCAGCGTGCCGAGCGAGGGCGCCAGGCGCTGGTCCATCGACGCCGAGAGCGCGTCCATGGTGATCTTGACCGCCTCGTCGGTGCGGCCCTGGGCTTCCAGGTTGCGGATCTGCTCGACCTGCGCCGCCGTCAGGAACCGGTAACTGGCGTTCGACTTGACGGCCCAGGCGGTCACGCCATCGGTGATGCCCGCAAAGCCCTTGACGATCTCGTCGGCGCTCTGGCCGCTCACGCGACCCAGCGATGCGGCCGCCGCCGCCGTGCTGTCGAGCGCCACGCCGCCGAACTTGCCCGTATCGACCAGCGCAGCGGTGATTTCGCGTGCGGTGCCGATGGTCACGCCCTTGGACGCTACCAGGCCCTGGCTCAGCGCCGTGACCTGGCCCAGCGTCAGGCCTGCAGCATTGCCCGTGAGCATGAAGCTGCGGTTGAGCGCCTCGCTCTCGTCATGGCCCGACTTGATGGCCATGCCCAGGCCGCCCAGCACGACAGCCACGCCAGCAATGGCTACGCCGACCGGCGTGATCATTCCGACCAGTGACTTGAGCATGTTCCCGACGCCGCCGAAGCTGTCCTTCATTTGCCCGCCCTGCTGGATGAGCACCGTGAAGGGAGACGCGCCACCCTGCAGCTGCGTGACGATGTCGGTCATCTGCGCCGGCACCATCCGCATCGCGGCGGCAGTCTGCGCGGCGCTGACCTCGCCGGCCTTGCCCTGCTTGGACAGCTGCCCGATCAGCGTCTCGGCCTGTTCACCGACGCCGAGCTGCGCCGCGCGGTAACGCAGCAGCTGCTCGGGGTTCATGCCGGACGTTTCGACCCGCTCGCGCAGCGTGGCCAGAAAGGCCTCTTGCGCGCTGGTGGCCTGCTTGATGGCCTGGCTGGATGCGGTGGCGCCTTGCACCGTGGCGGCGGCCGTCGATGCAGCGGCGCCCGCGCTGCTGCGCGAGGCTTGCGTGGCGGCATCGATCGCTGTCGCTGACCGCTCGGCCGACTGGGTGATGGTGTCCAGTGCGCTGGCCGACTGGCTCGACTGCGTCCCTGCCGTATCGCCCAGTTGCTTCAGGGCGTTCTCTGCCGCTGCGGCGCCAGCCTGGAAGCCGGTGCCGTCGAGCGTCACTTTGACCTGGAGTTCGTTGCTGCCGCTCATGCCACGATCAGCGCTCGCGCTGCTCCATGAACAACAACAGGGCCTCGTCTTCCATCACCTGCAGGTCGCAAAACGCCGCGCGCAGCACGCGTGGCTTGATGCGCAGTTGCTGCGCCACCCATGGCAAACAGTTGTAGTCGATCCCGACCGGGCCGCCGGGCCCCATGCGCCACTGCGTCAGCATGGCCCGGAAGATCAACAAGGGGATGTCGTGCTCGGGCCATAGGTCGATCAGGTGTGCATCAGGGTCTGCGGCGGGCGTTGGGTCCACCAGCCCGAAGGCAGCCAGTGCTGCAGACGTTTCATCGCGCGGCGGCCCGGCCAGGCAGGCCCGCGCCGCCGCCCTCAGTTTTTTACCTTGCTCTCCACCCGGGCCTGCTTGTACTGGCGCCAGATCTCCAGCGGCGCGCTGGGGTGGTTGTTGATCAGGGCGGCGAGCGCTTCCGGCGAGTACGGCACCGGCTGGCCTGCGTCATCAACGACATCGGACCAGCCCATGACCACGCGGCCGAGGAACTCGGTCATCGTGATGTTGGCGGCCTCGGCTTCGAGGTCGTCGATCTCTTTGTTGCCCAGGATGCGGAACGTCATCGGCACCGTGCCGACAGCATCGGATCCCAGCACCGTGAGGCTGACCAGGACCAGGAAAGAGAGATTCGGGGCGAGCTTGAACATGTAAGTCAGCCTGATGAGTTGGTGGTTCTGTGGCCCGGATCAGATGGCGACCAGGCGGAAGTCGTCGTTCGCGGCCGAGCTGGGACGCAACACCAGATCCATCTTTGACAGCATCACCGAGCCGTTGACGTTGTCCTCGACATTGGTGATCACCCCCGTCGGCGCATAGATCAGCACCTTGTTGCCGGACACGCTGCCGTGCACCAGGCCCAATGCACGGGTGGTGCCGGCATGCATGTCGGCCACGAACGCAGCGTGTGCCGTGGCGCCCAGATCGGCAGTGATCGATCCGGTCGGGCTGCGGCCGTAGATGCCGACCGACTCCTGAGCGACCAACATCAGGTCTTGCACGTCGTTGGCGCAGTCGATGCTCAGTTCATGGAAGTTGTACAGCGTGCCACCGGTCAGTGCACCGGCGCTGTACGTGACCGCCCCCAGGCTCAGCGCCGTGGTGTTGATGGGGCCGACCGCCTGCGGACGCTGCCAGGCCGTGAGCGTCGGCGTGACGCCAGCCCCTGCTGCCACCGAGCTGACCAGCCCCGTGAAGGTGAAGTCGAGCGATGGGATCTCGCCCACCTTCATGCTGATCTTGAAGGTGCCCGCGCAGAAGTTGTACTTCTCGATCCGGCCGTTGATGTAGGCCCAGATGGTCAGCGTCTTGAGCGAGGCGCTGCTCGGCGTGTAGTCCACGCGAGTGGTGGCGGTGACTGCTTCGGCAAACCCGCAGCCGATGAGCAGGTCGCCCCACTGCGGCGCAGTGCCCAGCGTGCCCGAGCTGGCCAGTTCGACGCTGAAGCCGATGGCAGCACGGCGCGTCACGGGCAGCTTGTCGGCAGCGGCAAAGGCGCCGAGGATGATGTCGCGGTCTGCCAGCGTCTCCGTCACCTTGACCGAGAGATTGCTGACGCGGATCGCCACTGCATCAGCGATGTTGGTCGGGGCGGCATCCGTGCCCGAGGTGGTTTCCACCTTGGCGAGGATGACGGTGTTTTGAATGGAACCGGCCATGGCGGGTTACTCCTTGGTAGCGCTGGAGCGCGTGGTGGCCACTGGATCAGGCACGATCTCGGCCGTGTCGTCGGTTGTGGAGGCAGTCGCAGCCGCCTGCGGCCACTCCAGGCCGGCACCGGCTGCCGTGGCGGCATCAGCCGGGCGCAGGCCACCATCGACCTCGCGCAGCCAGCTGCCACCTGCCGGCGGGCTGAGCTCGACGGGCTGGCCGTCAGCGTTCAAAACGGGCTCGATGCGTTGCATCAGTGGCTCCTGTAATCGGTGTAGACGCGGAATTCATCGCTCCACCACAGCCGGCCGTCGTCCAGGCGGATCAGCCGGCCGCTGGTGAAAGCCACCACCTCGCCGTTGGTGGCATCGGGCACCCAGCCCAGCAGGGCGGTGCGCACCTGCATGCGCAGGGCGTGCAGGTCTTGGGCTGCTGCGGCGCCAGTGGCGTCGCGCCGGTTGGCCAGCACGATGACCACGGCGAAGGCCTGCTCGATGCGCTGGTCGTGGATGCCGGCCAGGCTGGGCGCTTCGGCGGTCTCGGCCAGCGGCATCACGAACGCCGACGGCGTGGCCGGGGCGATCGACGCTGCGGCGTCCAGTTCAGCCGCGCCGCCCACCGACTTGAAGCCTGTGAGCTGCGCGCGCAGCCGGGTGATGACGGGGCTGGTGTCCATGTGTCAGTAGCCGCTGCCGTAGCTGTCGAGCACGTCGTCGCCGAACACGCGCGTGCGCGATCGGGCCCTGACCGTGACGCCGGTGGCCGCTGCGTCCGGCGCCGGCGCCGCCGCGCTGCCCAGCGTCACCGAGCCGGCAGACATGCTCTTGAGCATGGCCACCGCGCTCAGGTAGCGGTTGCGCACCGCCTCGCTCACTCGGTCGTCGAACAGGTAGTAGCGCGCGATGTCGCAGCAGATGCGCTCGATCACCGGCGGCACGAAGGTCAGCGGCAGCGCGTAGCGCACGCCCAGGTAGCCGTCGATTTCGGCCGAAGCATCGGCCAGCGCCTGCGCCACCGTGGCGGCATTGATGGTGGTCCCGCTCAATTCGTCGGTGAGCTGGGCCAGCTCGACCGCGCCGAAGCGGTCAACCAGGTCGGCTTGGGTGGCGTAGGTCATGTCAGCTCCGGGCCATCGTCAAGTACAGACGATGCGCAGCGCTGGTCGCCTGGCCTGCGTAGAACTGAATCCGAACGAACCGCATGCCACACAGTCGCGCGATGCGTGCTGGGCTTCCAGAGGCAGCTATGTTTTCGAAAAACGCTTCTGTGCCAGCTTGTGATCCATCCCGTGACGTCAGCATGCGGTCGTTGGCAGAGCCATCGATAGATCCGTTGAAGATCATTCGATACGGCCCCGTCACAGTGCCAACGTCGATGACGTCGTATTGGTCGTGGTCTGGACCGAGATCAAACAGCAGTGTGACCAGCGCTTGGGCATTGATCACTGCGGCCGTCATCACTGTGTAGCCTGCGCCAGCTGACTGGATGGTGATGCTGGTCACCACCCCAGACGAGTTGGTGACGGCATAGCCTGTCGCCCCTGCGCCATCACCACTGATGGTCAGTTGCAAGCGGGCACTGACTGGATAGCCAGAGCCGCCTGCAGACACTGCGATGGCCGTGATGCCGCCTGAAATCGTGGCAGCCCCAGCAACAAAGCCGCTGCCTTGCGACGTGCCACCAGCCAGATTGGCGGTCGAGCAACTCACCCAGCCGAACCCCGCCCCAGCCTGAACCGGGCTGGTATCAGTGATGGCAAGGCGGGTAGGTAGCCGGCGGGTGACGGGGTTCATGCTGGTCTCGCTTTACTTCTTGCTCTTGGGCGCAGGGGCTTCGACTTCGTCGGCTGCGCCGATCTTCACCAGCTCGGCGCCGGTCTTGTCGTCCACCTCGGTGGGCGGCGAGTCCTCGTTGATGACCGTGTCGGCCGCGATCTTGATCGGGGTCTTGGCTTGGATGAACATGGCTGCTCCTTCGGTGCTGTCGGGGCAGCTGATCAGTTCGGGTTCTGGATCAGGTAGCCGGCGCTGATGCCCGAGAGCACCGGGGCGCGCTCGAAGGTCACGCCGTACACCCAGCTCTTGACCGGCTGTTCCCAGTACGGCGCCTCGACCAGCGGGTTTCCGTCGAGCGTGTAGGTGTAGCCAAAGCTGGGCTCTTCCAGGCTCTGCGAGCCGAACGGCACGTAGGCCAGCACGACGTTGTTGCCCCAGATGTCGATGCTGACGCCCGCGTCGTTCCAGTACACCCCGGCGCCGACGATGACCTGCTTGACGTTGAACAGCCCCGCCAGCATGGCCGGCGTGATCTGGCTGGCATCGGTGCCGGCCTGGCCGTTGTACTGAAAGCGGCTGACGATGTTCGGGTTGTTCTTGCAGGCGTTGAACGCCACGGCGCTCATCACCATGACGGTCGGGTACATGCCGCAGGCCTGGCGGATAGCCTCGCGCGCGGTATCAACGTCGGTGAGCGGCGTTCCGGTGCTGGCGGACCACTTCGTCGCGCCAGCCAGCGTGACCTTGTTGCCAGCACCGTAGTTGGCGGCCGTGGTAGCCAGCACGGCCTGGTCAACCTCCAGGCTGAGCAGCATGTTGCGCATGCCGACAGTCACGGCACGCTGGCCGAGGTCGATGCCCGGGGTGATGGCAGCGTCCTGTATGTGCTCGCGCGGCATCGGCACTTCGATGGCGTCCTGCAGCAGCGCGAACGGCTTGCCGGCGTAGCCGAACTGGATGCGTGCGGTGCGCCCGCCGGGGCTGCGCTTGCTGGCGTAGAGCTTGAAAGCATCCTTGCCGAACTCGATGATCTGGCCGCCGCGCGTCTTGACCGGCACGCGCGGAAACAGGTTGCTGCCGACCATGTCCTGGATGTTGTAGCCCTGGGCTACGGAACTCAGGACCGGGTCAACGACACGGATACCAGCGTTTGATTGGGGCATGGTCTGCTCCTGCTCGCTCTAACTATGGATGGGGGATATGTGCGCTGTGGCTGCCGATCACGGGCAGATCAGCACTTCGATGAAGTCGCCGGCTG